AGGAAAACATGACGGACAAATATGTAATCAGTCTGTATGACTACACAGGCGAGGCACTCAAGCCTTGGGCAGAAGCAGGATATATATGCTATGCCTTTGACATACAGCACGATGAAACAACAGTGCGAAAAGAATACTTTGATGGTGGTGGTCTGATACGATACGTCCATGCTGACTTACACAACATCGGCAACCTTGACGCAATACATACCATGTTTGAGAACAAGGATGTGACATTTGCTATGGCCTTCCCTGTCTGTACTGACATGGCTGTATCAGGTGCGGCACACTTCAAGCGCAAGCGTGAGCGTGACCCATTGTTCCAACGCAAAGCAGCTAACTATGCTATCTGGTGTGCTGAGTTATTCCAAGCACTCGACTGCCCATACTTTATAGAAAATCCTGTCAGTGTGCTGTCTACTCTATGGCGCAAGCCCAACTACAGCTTTCACCCATACGAGTATGGCGGCTACATTGACCCTGAACAAGCGGCGCATCCCAAGTGGCCTGACTACATTGCACCTATGGATGCATACCCCAAGAAAACCTGTCTATGGACTGGCGGTGGCTTTGTCATGCCTGACATATCACCAGTAGAACCAGAGGCAGGTCATAGTAGACAACACCTCAAGCTTGGTGGTAAGTCTATGAAAACCAAGAACATACGCAGTGCAACGCCACGTGGCTTCGCTCAAGCGGTGTTCAATAGCAACAACTCTACCATGCAATCCCTGCTTGGAGAGTACAAACAGAGAGGAGATAAACATGTTTGTAATACTTGCAACTAAATCAACCAATGACGGATGCAAAGGTTTCCGTTTTAACTTCCTTGGCAACAAGGGTATCTATCGTAAGCGTAAGGTTATCAACCGATACGGTAAGTCAATAGGTGATACTATGACTGGCTATCACTTTGGCAAACGGTCTGTATACTTTCAACAGACTACACCAAAGCGTAAGCTTTATCACTTTGCAGGGTAGGAGGATACCATGACTGAATTTAATAGATCACAACTAAACTTACTACGCAAGCAACTACAAGCGGCACTCGATGCCGCTAACCTATCTGACATAACTATTGATGTAGGTAACTGCTCATATGCAGGTGGTGAGGCTACGTTCAAAGTCAAGTGTGTACTGAAGGGTGCTAAGACTAGGGAACAGATAGACTTAGAATACTACGCTGATATGCATGACATAGACACGACTGCCATTGCCCAACTACAAGGTGATGACATGAAGATTATTGGCTACAAGTCTAGAGCTAGGAAGAAGCCTTGGATACTGCAACGACTACGTGATGGTGCTGAGTTTGTATGTGCTGATCATACAGCTAAACAGTTCTTCAAAAAGCGAGAGGAGATTGCGTAATGGAAACTAAGTTCACTAAGAACAAAGAGCTTGGCTTCACTGAAGATCAGTGGGGTCAACTCATAGACGCCAATGGATTGCTTATCATGTGGTTCATTGAGTGGAACAATAAAGATTGGCATGGCACACCAGACATGAGTATCATGGAGTTTTTTACCAAAAAGTATAATCAGTCAGCAGGATGTAATCCTTGGCCTATAAAAGGTGCTGTCTCACTTGATGGTAAGTTTGTATCAACACATCAGGATGATGAAGACCTTGAGCCATACTTCATGATTGATACTGATGATGGCGTTGGGTACATCTATCCATACGCATTCGTAGCACTGCCTACCAAAGCAGGTGGGCATAGCATAGTAAGGATGGACTGATGACTGATGATATATTAGATTACTGGCTCGGAGATGCAACAAGCAAACAAGCTAGGATTAATCTACGACATGAGTGTAAACACGATCCAGAATTAGAGAAAAATATTTTGGATTATTGGAAGGAGTATAATGATGCTACCTGATGAAATGGAAGCTGAGAAAAACAGAAAGATAATCTTGGCTCAAGCTGACGAGATAGATATACTCAAGCGTAATGTACGAGAGTTACAAGAACAACTTAACTCTGCACAAAGACACAATAAGAACTTGACACAGAGTTTGTCCAACGCTTACGATGACATATCTGGATTGATAAAGGAGGACTTAGAATGCAGATAAATGAACAGACTAAACAAATGATACGAGATATCGTAGTAGAACTATTCAAAGAGGTAGCATCCAAGAAAACGTTTGGAGTCAGCGATGACGTGCTACAATTAGATGAACACCTACATGATTGGACAGGTAGGAAGATCGACAAGTACAAAGTAAAAGTGTACGGTGCAACATTGGAAGAGAGGTACTAATGCAACCAAAAGAACTACATGCACACGCTAGGTGTAAGTATGAGCCAACACGTGTACAGAAACAATTAGAATGCAGACTATTCGGTGAGACATTTCGTAGTGTAGCAGCAGCAGCCAGGAATTTTGAACTTTCGCTTTCTACTGTGTACGAATGGCATCACGAAGGTAAGTACAGAGAAACATTCCCTAAGACTAAACGATGGAATAAATGGAGGAATAAAGATGAAGTGGATAATACTAATCATGTTAGTGCAGGGTAAGCCTTTTACCATAGATCACAAACCATTTGACACAGAGGATAAATGCGTTGAGTATGTAAGTGATTTGAATAACGCACAAGAATTAGCAATGGAAGTAATTGCTGAAGTTGGTTTCAACAATCCAGTGACAGGCGTGTACTGTATCACTGAACAAGAGAGGAAGACTTATGAAACTATACAAAAACTCTAACGGTGTATGGGCAGGTACACAAGCTGATGCACGTAAGTATTGTGGCAAGGATTATCAAACTGTCGATGTACCAACTGACAAGCCTAACCTTTTGGGGTTTCTCAATCTCAATCAGGTAGGTAGTCTAGCTAGTAGTCCTACCTTGGAAGAGGTAAGAACTGGTGAGCCTGATCATGAAGCGATGTCATGGTTCAGGTGGGCGTATGACTGTATACTACGAGGTCAGTACAAAGATGCAGAAGCAATGTTATATAAGGGATTGAAAGATGATCGAACTACTACTAGCGATGGTTGAAGAACAGAACCCTATCCACAAATACTGCATGGACAAGCACGATCACTGGACAGGTAGGGCTGCATGTGTTCAAGAGTTACAACATGCCCAGCGCAAGCTTGAGATAGAAAGACTGAGAAAATTCTTAAAAGAAAACCCACATTACAAATATCCAGGAATGGCTTTGCCGAATGGAAAAATAAAACCACTTGACGTATGCTGGGGTTCTGATAAAACTTATTACATAGGAAGTGACGAACAGAAGAAAGGAAGATGCTGATGTCATATGAAGTATGGTTCGATAATGGTAAAGGTTTTTGGGTGGGGTATAACTCATTCCAACAACTAGTCAAAGCAAAGATGTGGATGGAGAAATTCCAAAAGGCACATCAGAATATCAACGTAGAACTACGGAGGAGAGAACATGGTAGCTATCGCTAAAGTGCAACCACTATCTCAGGTCATCAATCAGACAAAGCGTAGACGTGATGACTACGAATGGGAGGGTGACTTTGAAAAAGCACACATCGAAGATGAATACTTGAAGATGCTTAAAGACAGTGAAGAAAGAGGTGAAGTATGGTATCCGAACTTTTAAAGACTAAAGTATACTGGTCTTGGTCTAACTACGAAGAGTTAAGGCTAGTTAAGACAGGCTTAAAAACTTTAAGAGAGGATACGAAAGAAGAGTTTAAAGACATTGACCCTGATGTTTTTAACTGTCCATCATACACAAATGAGATTAAGTATACTTGGGTAGTGAGAACATTATTCGATATCGACTATCAAATAGAAGGTAAAGACTGGCTTGGTACAGTGAAAGGTAAAAGATTTTTTAAATGTCCTAACCCCATACAAATACAACCTTTCTGTATAACCATGCTATCGGAAGATATGAACACAGACCTAACAGTAACGCCTCCTTTTTTACATAGGAATACATTTGCTGGTATGACTGCTACATTTAATATTGGTAGATGGTTTCGTGCTGCCATGCCAACAATAATAGTAAAAGATAAAAAAAGTTTTACAATGAAAGCAGGTTCTCCTCTAATGTATTTAAAGTTTAAGAAACCTGTAGAACTTATTGAATTTAAAATGAATAATGCTATTCAAAGTTTTGAATCTAATTGTATTAACTTTAAGTTATATGAACCACATAAAGATTTAGATTATTGTTATAATAAATTTGATCCAATTAAAAAAGATTTGTTAAAAGAAGTAAGGAGTAATTTGATTAATGATTGATTTATTAGCTAATGGTGTTCCAATATTGATAGGGTCAGCGTATTTCTTTGCATGGATATATCTGATATACGCTAATGTCAGAGGAAAGTGACGATGCAGAAGATAAGAATGCGCCTTTCGATGATGTTACACATTGGGTGGGTAACCTACCTCGTAAGGATACTGATAGCTCTAAGCGTGTTACTGAACGTAGTGCTTGGAGGAAGATTAAATCAAACTTTTTCAGCCAGGAATTGGGAATGGAAAAGAAACCAAAAGATTAACTTGGTGCGTCCATTAGACGCATTGCTTGGCGATGGTCATTGTAGTAGGGCATGGTCATACTGGAAAGTAAGGAGGAAATGGTAATATGAATATCCCTAAGCAGAATGCTACACTAGAGGAAGTAATAAACTTCTATCGTAACTCAGATGTATACCGTAGGCTATCGTCCTCCTCCCAAAAAGACTACGACAATCATTTGAGCGCTACCTTGATTACTGAGGTAGAGGGCAAGATGCTTAGGGCTTATCGCTGTAAGAACTTGAAAGTTCGACACATCACACAGGCATACGAACAATGGCTAGACGTTGGTGTTCGCACCGCCAACTACAGACGCAGTGTCCTTTCTGCTGCGTGGAAACATGCCATGCGTAATGATGTGATGATTCACAATCCAATAGCTTTGGTTCAGACCGTCACTGAAAAACCAAGGAGAGTACATTGGAGTCGTGAACAAGTGTCAATCTTTCTTGACACAGCTTACAGCGACTTTCGCTGGCGCAGCATTGGGCTGATTGTGCATATGGCATACGATTGGGGTCAACGTGTAGGAGATATTCGGCTTCTTACATGGGATAGTTTAGACTTAAACGAATGTCGTATTGATCTGACTCAAAGCAAGCGTAATGCAGAGGTTCACCTCCCTATCTCTCAGGGCTTGTGTTCGATGCTGCGTCAGCAGAAGGAGGAGTTTGGCTTTCAAGAGTACGTAGTACCGAGAGTAAAGCCTAGAGCAGGAGCGTATACACCTTATGACAAAGAAGAAGTATCCTTATATATCAACAAGATACTGGACGAAGCTAATCTACCTAAAGAACTTACGGCTATGGATTTACGTAGGACAGCGGTCACGGAAATGATGGAGGGTGGTGTTGATCTGGCAGGTATCATGCAAGTGACAGGCCACCAGAATACAGCATCAGTCAAGCCATACATGGTCAACACATTTAGTGGTGCAAGCAAGGCACTATCAGCGAGAGGAATTAAAGATGGTGTACGTGAGGAAGAATAGCGTAAGACAGTTTGTCAATGATCTTTCTCTAACTGAAGGAGAGAGATATAGAGGTGACTGTCCTGTATGCAGAGGTAGAAATACATTTACTGCTATCCAGGAATTAGGTGACATAAAATATAACTGTTTCAAATTAGGCTGTACAGTTGGTGGTATTTATGGTACAGACATGACAGCAGCAGAGATACACAGAAGACTAGAAGAACAACAAATGAAACGTGCATATACAAACGTAAAGAAAGAGAAGGAGACTATGGAAATACCACCCTATGTCGTGTCACCCAAGGCACAACACACCAAGCACCAACGCTTTGTCAGACGATGGGGATTGGCAATAGCTGATACCATGTATGATGTAAAGGATGAACGTGTTGTCTTTCCTATCAAGCATGAAGGTAGAATAGTTGATGCGGTGGGCAGGGCAGTAGGTAAGAAACAGCATCCCAAATGGTATCGCTACACAGGTGAGGCTGATTACTACCTGCATGGCAACGGTAAGATACTATTGATAGTAGAAGATGTACTGTCAGCTATCATAGCTACACAAGAAGTACCGTACATTACAGCTATGGCTATACTAGGCACAAGCCTAAGTCCTAAACACATGGAGAAGATACAAGAGTACAACAGAGTTATCATAGCCCTTGACCCTGACGCTATCGGTAAGACGGTAGAATATCGCAGAGAGATAGAGTTGTGGACAGGTAACAAGACTACCGCTATGAATTTGTTAGATGATATAAAGTATAAGATGGATGAAGATATAGATAAACTAAAGGAGTTATGTAATGAAGTTAGCAGTAACCATTGACGTAGATGGTGACATCATGTATGTACCTGAGAATACACATGGGTTTGTGAACTTTCCCAAGCCAAAGTTGTTCGATAATATGGAGGATGCAGAAGAAGAACGTGCTAAGTGGAACACTGGTGTAATAGTAAACTATGAAACAGGTAGATGTGTGAACAAGATCAGATCATTTACTGATGCGGAAAGAAGAAGAGCCACAGAAAGAGCGAAAGCAAATAATGTTTAGAAGAAAGAAAACCAAACATTCTATTGTGAAGTATGCGGTAGATCCTGTTTATTTAAACCGTCCAGTTCATATGGAAGATGGTGGTGACGAGCCTGATGTCCTACGTGATGTTGATTTTATATTTGACAGTTGGGTAGAGTATCCTGCAATAAAAGATTGTCCTACATTTAGAAAGATGCCTAGTTACTCTGAGTTTACTAAATTTCAGTTAAGTGAAGAGTTAAGAAGCACATTAAGAAGTACTAATAATGTAGCAAAGAGACAGGTAGAATTATTTAAATTCTTTAAAAATAAATTTCCTAAAATGAATTACTTCGAAATGCTAAGAAATATAGTTGGACAGACAGAAGAAACAGATGTAAAAACTATGAGAGCTTGTCCTAATATAAAAAATTTACTGACACAAACTATAGTTATAAAAGCTCCTATAGATTTACACTTTAGTAAGTGTACTATTGATGATATATATAATGTTCCTTCTGGTATATCGGGAAAAGAAACAGCATGGACTTGGGCTAGTACAAATCATTTTCTTGCAAGCAGATCAAATTTTTTTGGAGATCGCCATTCAAAAGATCAATTTTGTTACGGTACTGGTTCTCAGTTCGAGGGCTACTCTAATGTAAAAGTACCAACAGGAATACAATTAGAATTACCTGATGATATAACTGCAATACAACATGCACCATTCTATCACAAAATAAATTCTCCATTAAAAGTTTTATCTGGTATATTTATTTATCCACAAAATAAACATGTTGCTATTATAGGAAACTTCCTTATAAAGGATGATGAAAAAGATTTTACAATTAAAAAAGGAGAGGCCTTATTTTATCTAACATTTAACAACAATGTAAAATTAAAGAAGAATGAAAAAGGTAGTGATGCTATGATAAAATATAATATAGATACACCTCAAATGTCGTTAAGAAATTTTAGTGGTAAGGAAATTAAATGAATGTAATGGACGATCATCACGTTAAGAAAGTACATGTACAACCTAACATTTTTGGTTGTGAAAGATTAATGGATTCTTTTATTGAAAGGATAGAAAAACTTGCAGCAAAAAAGGGTCTTGAAAGAGCTAAAGTTTATGGAGAATCAAACGATAAATTAGTTAAGGGTTCACAAAAAAGTATTGAACAAGAAGAGGAAAAAGCACACAGACGTAGTAATATAGCTTGGTTGAAAGATGATATAATCAAACATCAAATATGTGACTATGTTAATCAAGTAAATGCAAATACTTTTAACTTTAGTCTACATCCTTATACTGCAGAAATTCAGTACAGTGAGTATGATGCATCCTACAAAGGACATTTTGGCTGGCATGTTGACTACGGAGTAGGAGATACAATACTTCCTTGTAGAAAATATTCATCAACACTTCAGCTTAGTTCCTATGGAGAGGACTATGAAGGAGGTGAGTTTGAACTGGATGGTATTAAGTTACCTAAAGAAGCTTACGAGAAAGGGGCGCTTATATTGTTTCCATCCTACCTGTTACATAGGGTAAAGCCTGTTACCAAAGGAAAAAGAAAGACGTTAGTCTGTTTCTTTCATGGACCTTTATGGAGATAATAAGTATAGGAGGAAGAATAAATGATGGAACTAGCACTACTAAAGACTCTACTGAATAGAGAGTTTTACAATCAACATAAAGGTATACAGTGTCCTGATAAAATATTTACCAAGGATGTGCGTAAGATAAAGCAAGCACTTGACATGGCTATGGAAGCATACGATGGTGACCTAACTGTGGCTGACTTACAAGCAGTCTTCAATCGTACCAACGCAAGCATGACCACCGCTACACGTAGCGCTTACGAAGACTTGTTTAAGCGTATTGATATCGCTGAACCTATCAAAGACGAGATAGCAACTGATACATTGTCGCAGCTATTTCAACAGCATGTCGGTGACCTTGTAGCTAACTTGGGCTTTGACTTTGTGAACGGTGCAGAGAATAGCCTTGAACCATTACGTAAACTATTAGAGGAATACAAAGATGACTTTACTCCAAATCTTCGTGTCGAGTGGGATGATCACAGTCTTGATACTGTCCTTGATGCAACGGCACTTGAATCGAAATGGACATTCAATATATCCAGTCTGGCTCGTAGGGTGGAGGGTATCAGTGGTGGTCATCTTATTCTGGTTGGCGCTCGTCCTAATACTGGAAAGACTAGTTTTCACGCCTCTCTGGTAGCAGCAGACAAGGGCTTCGCACATCAAGGTGCTAAGTGTATTGTATTGTGTAATGAAGAAGCATACACACGTGTAGCTGCACGATACATCAGTGCATCTTCCAACATGACTATGACTGAAGTAAAAACTAATAAGTCTTTAGCATCCAAGCGATACCATCCTGTTTCTGAGAGAATACAATTTAAGGACAGCACAGGTAAAGGTATGGACTGGGTTGAGTCTGTCGTTAAGTTTGAGAAACCTGACATAGTTATACTAGACATGGGTGATAAGTTTGCCGACATCAAATCAGAACGATCAGACATAACACTCAAGGCTGCTGCTATCCATGCACGTAACATAGCCAAGCAGTATGATTGTGCTGTAATATGGATGTCTCAGCTATCAGCAGAAGCAGAGGGTAGGGCAGACCTGAACCAAGCTATGATGGAAGGTAGTAAGACAGGTAAGGCTGCTGAAGCTGACCTGATGGTACTAATTGGTAAGACACAACAAGCAGAAGGAGAAGAGGAAGACCCAGTGAGATACTTAAACATAGCTAAGAACAAACTGAATGGCTACCAAGGTAAGATTACTTGTATGCTTGACGGTTCGAGATCGGTGTACTCAGCATGAAGTTAGTTCTAGATGTAGAGAATACTGTCACCAAACGTGACGATAAAACTCACCTTGATCCCTTTGAGCCAGGAAATCATTTAGTTCAAGTAGGTATGCTAGATGCTGACGATCCTAAAGCTACACTTACTATCAAGACACTAGACCATAACGAATCTAAAGATGACACAGGTTTTCATAGACTAGAGATACAATTAAAACTAGACAACACTGACCTACTGATTATGCACAACGCACAGCACGACTTGATGTGGCTGTGGCAGTGTGGCTTCAAGTATGATGGTGCTATCTATGACACTATGCTTGCTGAGTATATACTAGATCGTGGTCAGAGAAACCCACTAAGCCTACAAGCTTGTGCAGAACGTAGACAACTAGAGGTACAGAAGGATGATACACTCAAGAAATATTTCAAAGAAGGTAAGAACACAAACGAGATACCGTTGGCTGAACTCTGCCATTATCTTGAACATGACCTGCTTACTACTTGCGAGTTGTTCCATGCCCAAGAAGCAGACTTCGCCAAGCCTGAAGCTGCCTCCCTTAGTACAATCAAAAGAGTTACCTTCAATACCTGCAAAACCCTCACAGAAATCTATATGGCAGGATTCAAAGTCGATCTTCAAGAGTTGGAGCGAGTAGCAAAGGAGTTTGAAAATGAGAAAGCGGAAATCGAAACAAGGTTACAAAAGAAAGTCAGGGAACTTATGGGCGACACTCCGATTAACTTACGCTCGCCTGAACAAAAATCGCAAGTCCTCTTCAGTAGAAGGGTACATGACAAGAAGGAATGGTCTGATCTCTTCGACTTCACACATACACAACAAGATTTTAAGGATGCCGTTGCAGCCAACTCGTCACCAATCTACAGGACATCGGCTTACACCTGCCCTAGTTGCGAAGGGCAAGGTAAAGTATACCGACTTAAAAAAGATGGAACGAAGTTTGCTAGACCTAATAAATGCAAAGATTGTGATGCAAAAGGATACAAACTCAAAGACACCAAACAGATAGCAGGACTACGCTTTACTGCACCAAGTAAGAAGTGGGTCAGTGCTAACGGATTTAACACAGGAAAGGATGAACTGGATGTACTTTCTGCAACTGCTAAACAAAATAGAATGGACGAAGCTTTTAATTTCCTTTCTGACCTTAAACGTCATAATGCTGTCTCTTCTTATCTATCTTCTTTTGTCAACGGAATACGGTCATACACTAAGGGAACAGGATTCCTGCACGTTGGACTTACTCAGCATATTACAGCCACAGGCCGTTTCAGTGGAAGAAATCCCAACATGCAAAACATGCCAAGGGGAGGAACATTCCCAGTAAAGAAAGTATTTGTATCAAGATTTGAAAATGGATTAATAATGGAGGCCGACTTTGCCCAACTCGAATTTAGGACAGCAGCGTTCTTGGCGCAGGATGAAACAGCGATGGAAGAGATCGCAACTGGTTTCGATGTACATGCTTACACAGCAAAAGTTATCACTGATGCAGGGCAACCAACATCACGTCAAGCAGCTAAAGAACACACGTTTGCACCGCTATTTGGGGCAAGCGGTTACGGACGCACAAAAGCTGAGGCAACCTACTACACCCACTTCAACGAGAAGTACAAGGGCATAGCTAACTGGCACAAGAACTTAGCTGATGAAGCACTACGCTTCTTGAAGATAACAAACATATCAGGCAGACAGTATGCTTTTCCTGATGTGACAAGGCGTCACAGTGGAGTACCAACGCACTTCACTATGATTAAGAACTATCCAGTGCAAGGCTTTGCTACAGGTGATGTAGTGCCAGTGGTGTTGAACGAAATGCATGAACGTTTGCGACATATGAAGTCGTGTTTAGTCAATACTGTTCATGATTCTATGGTGGTTGACGTACATCCTGACGAGAAAGATTTAGTATTGTCTATGGTGTGGACACTCAACCAAGATTTAAACAAGATAATAGAGGAGACATATGGAATAAAAATGAATGTGCCTATGCTATTAGAAGCAAAAATAGGTAACAACTGGCTTGACACAGTTGATATATAGTGTATAACTAAGGCTCTTTGACTCTATAGAAAAGGATATAGAATGAGTACAGAACTAGCAGTAGCAACAGAACGTGGTCAGTCGATGGCAGAACTCATGGGTGTATCATCTGCACCTTCACAAGAGTATACTCCCTCGATCTCACGTTTAGGAATGTTGCATCAACCTATCATGGGTGAAGTAGAACTCAATGGTAAGATGATAAAGACAGAGGTAGTACCAGTAGGTGCATTCACCCTCAAGACTGGGGATGATGTAGTCTACAGTAATGGTGCTACAGTTCGTGTTTTTGCCCAACGCAATCAGTGGCAGAGATGGAACAGTGAGACAGAAGAGATGGAAAAGTCTGTGATGTCTAACACTCTCAACGGTGACTTGAAAGATAGCATTGGTGGGTTCAACTTAGGTAGACCTACTGGTTACATCGAAGACTTCAATGCGTTGGACGATGCTACCAAACAGGTCATACGTTCAGTCAAGCGTGTCGTAGTTTACTACGGTACAGTCACACTTGATAACCCTATGAATGAAAAGGGTGAGCCAGTAGATGCTGTGGAGAACATAGCATTTGTAATGGATGTCAAGAACCGTGACAGCTTGAAGAGTATCAACGGTGTAATGGGTCATCTTAAAAAGAAGAACTTATTACCTATCATGTCTACCATATTACTAGAAGGTGTGGAAGATAGTATACCTACTGGTGCTAAGTTTGGTAAGATACATGCCACACTTGGTAGCCCTGTTGAAATCAGTAACATAGATAACGATACACTCAAGGACTTCTTGGAACTGATTGAATACAGCAATGGTAAGATACTTGATCTACACCATGAACGTGCCAAAGGTGGTACAGACGGTGATGCAGAACTTGTCGAAGGTATCCTCAACAATGATTTTGTAGAGGTGGACGAATAATGAATCACCCTGCTGAACTACAAGTCTTTAGCTATTTGCAAAAGGCTATGTCTGGTGAAGCTACAATGACAGAGGAGGTAGCCAATCAGGTTGCCTCCGATGTTAAAGCTGCCTTAGACAAACAGTTTAACTCTGGCCCTAGAGATGAGTTCAAGCTGCGTATGTCTAATGTAGGCAGACCCAAGTGCCAGTTGTGGTTTGAGAAGAATGACCCTGAAGATAAGATACCATTACCTCCACACTTCCTGATAAACATGATACTAGGCGATCTAGTTGAAGCTGTGTTCAAAGGATTACTACGTGCATCAGGTACAGAGTTTAAAGACAATGATAACGTCACACTCAAGCTACCAGATGGGCAGGAGATTAGTGGTGAGTATGACATGGAAATGGATGGTAAGATAGACGATGTTAAGTCTGCATCCCCTTGGTCATACAACAATAAGTTTGAAGACTTTGAATCTTTACAGAAGGGTGATGGCTTCGGTTACATACCACAATTAGTTGGTTATTCTAAGGCCGCAGGAAAAGAAGTTGGTGGCTGGTGGGTGGTCAACAAAGGAAACGGTGAGTTTAAGTATGTCAGTGCTTCGGAGGTTGACTCTGATAAGGTATTACAAGACATCCAAGAAACGGTAAATTACATAGAGAAAGATGAGCCGTTTGAAAGATGCTTTGAGCCTGTACCTGAGACATACTTTAAGAAGCAATCTGGTAACTTGATACTCAACAGTGCGTGTAAGTTTTGCAGCTTCAAGCACAAGTGTTGGGATGGTTTGAAGACACTACCTTCAAGGGTGTCGAAAGCTAAGAACCCACCAGAGGTTGACTACGTTTTTATAGGTGATGGTCTTGCCACGTAGACATAACAAAAGGTTATACCGTAGCGGTCTTGAACAAGAGGCTGCTGCGTTTCTAGAAACTAGACAAAAGAAAGTTGAGTATGAAAAGATAAAGATAGAGTGGGAAGACTTACGCTATCGCACATACACACCTGACTTTGAGTTAGACAATGGAATAATAATAGAAACTAAAGGAATATTTAGCGCTGCTGACAGACGCAAACACATAGAGATACAGAGACAGCACCCAAAGCTAGACATCAGGTTTGTATTCAGCAATGCTAAACAAAGATTATATAAGGGAGCCAAATCCAGGTATTGCGATTGGTGCGAACAAAAAGGTTTCAAGTGGGCGCATCGTATTATACCTGAAGGGTGGCTAATAGAAAAAGGCAAGCGAATGAAAGATCAGCGTGTCATAGTTAAAAGGAGAGCCTAATGGCTTATGAAATAAAAGACGGAGATATAGCTGTAGTTATAAGTCCTGACCTAGACGAGAACGGTAACTGGACAGGTGTACTAAAGACAGGGTTAATCTTTGGAGAGGGTCAGCACCCTCTAGCTATGAGAAGCGCTATGGACTATGCATTAACTATGGCTGCATCCTCTGATGTATTAGACGAGTATCCTGAACTCATGGATTACTTTGATGATGCTAGACATAAAATACTGA